CAAGGGTAATTTGCATAACTTCTGTTAGTTCATAACCTTTACCTAGTTTTTCTCTATCTTCATAACTTTTAATGCGTCTTTTTACACTTTCTTTTAATTCATTCCAATTATCTTTTAATTGTGTATTCTCTTGACACAAACCATCAACACTTTCTTTCAATCGTGCATTTTCTTGTTGTAAAACTTCTATATAAGTTAATAATATTCTTGTGTCATTGTCTGATAGATTAAATGTTAAATTTTCATTATTTTTATGTTCTAACAATAAATCTAACCATTCTTTATTAAATTTATATTCTTCATTCACAATCATCATCTCCTAAATTATTTAATTTTCTACCACAAAAAGGACAATAATTAATATTTATATATCTAGCACCTATTATATTTTCTATCATTAATCCTGCCTTTTCATCATTTTCACCTTTTAATATAAATAAATTCAAATAATCATTATAGTCAATTAATTTTCTTGAAGAATAACCGTATGTTTCTTTAAATTCAGTAGTTCTTATTGATTTTCCTGTTATATGGTTATCTTTTTCTTCGCACCATTCACATTTCATAACCTCACAAACCTTTCTATTTAATTATCATTTTAAAACATATATAATCTTCAACTTTTTCTAAAATAAATATTGAATCAGCATATATTTTCATCAAATAATCTTCTACATTATATTCGCCACCACACATTATTGTTTGACCTTTTTTAAAAATACCCGTTCCATAAGTCAATTCTCCTTGATGATTTATACCAGGCATTGATTTTAACATTAGTTTTTCATATTTACTTTTGTTCCATAATTTTATTATTTCATCTATTTTCACATTACCCCTCCAAACTTATCTTCTATCTTTTGCCATTCTTCTTGTGTAATAATATCTCTATCTGCTTTTTCTTGTAAGTTATACAAGCATTGTTTTAGGTATCGGTCGTTGTGTTCTGGATATATAAAATATTTATTTCTATCTTCACTATGCGAAAATTCTAATAATTCACTAGCAAATTTATTATTAAATTTTATTTGTCTTTGTATCATTTCATTTATGGTTTCACATACATAATGATAAAAATAACCTTTATCATAATCCATAACATAACTAACCAACCTATATTTCAATGTTCCTTTTTCCCATTGCCTTTTAATAGCAATACACTCACGCCATTGTGATACAAGCATTGCATTTGGTAATACTGGTATTAACTGATAACTCCATAAACGCATTATTACTCACCTACCTTTTCTATTTTTAATCCAAAAACTAATCTTAGCATTAATCTATTAAACCAATTAAATTTTTTAGTCAAAAATATATCTACTCCACCAAAATTAAATTTGCTTTTATATTCTGGTGATTTAATTGTTATAGTTTCTGCATTAATGGATATTTTATTTTGTTCTAAGTTTATGTTATCGCCTATTTTCATTATTACTCACCACTTTCTTTTAAATATTTAATTTCATCTAATACCATTTCTGCCATTCTATAATAACCTTTTTTATAATCATTCAATTCATTTATGTCACATTTTATAAAATTCATTAACCATTGTTCTAATTTAATTAAAACATTTTTTTCATTCATCTTACTCACCCTTTTCCCATTTTTCAATTTCTTGTTTCATAAACTGCTCAACTAATTCACTAACACTTTTATTTAAAGTGATAGCATATATCTTGAATTTCATATATACTTCTGTATCAAGATACATTGTTGTTTTTGTTGCTTTATCTTTTTTCATTTTATTCACCTACTGTTCTATCTATATAATTTTTAACTTCTTCTAACGTTTTAAATCTTTTTATTCTATTGCATTCATAAGAGGGATTATCAATATATACATTCCATCCATCTTCTTTATCCAAACCACATATAAAAGAATTATCAAACGTATAACCTTTATAACACCCCAATTGATATTTATCTTTTTCTTCTCTTATTTTGTCTAAATGACTTAAATCAATTACTTTTTTCATTTCCTTTTTCCTCCTTACACCTAATATTTTACCATAATTAAATAATTATGTCAAGAAAAATCGTATTTTTGAGTAAAACTTTTTTTATTTTTTTATATGTTTCACGTGAAACATTGGTGTTTTCACACAAAAAAAGAAAAGATTTCTCTTTTCTAAATATCACATTCGACTTTATCATATCACGTTAATAATGACTTGACCGGCTGTCTGACAGTGGGAACTCTATAAAATGCCAACTTTATATTTAACCCTTGCCCACAATTAGTTACTCTGTGACAATTAAATTTTACTACAAAAAAAGAAATAAGTAAATACCTATTTCTATTTGATTATATATACTACGAATAAGAATCGAACTTATTTAGACGCATTGTTAGTAGTATAACAAACTCGCCAGACTTTTCAAATAGGAATCGAACCTATTGTCCTCACCAGACATATATAATCGTACAATGCTTATTGTCCACGCGTATGATTTCTACATTGCGTTAAACGCAACTTACTCCATTATGGAACACCTTGCAGACTTCTAGAATTTATAAGCACTTTCGATTTAGGCTTCTAAAGTTTCTAAATCTTGTAATTAAATTATACCACACCTATTTCATTTTTGCAATTTTCATCTGCATATTTCCAAATAAAACCATAAGCTGTTTTTCTTTTTCCTTTACATATCGCACTTATAGAACTATAATTTTCTTTTTTTAAAAAACGTCCTGCTTCTCCTATTGATTTATATTGTTTAATAAAATTACCATCTAAATCATAACAATTTATCTTTTTAACTTGATGCCACATATTAGCGTTTCCAATTTTATTCCTTGTTTCTTGGCTCATAATTCTACCAACACAATATTTGTTACCCTTTTGCTTTTCACTAATTTTATTTTTAGTTAATTGAGTATGTTTTTTACCATAAAAAGGATTATCAATACCAGTTAATTTGCCTTTTTTGCTATTTTTCATTTTATTAATTTGTTCCTTTGATAAATGTTTATGAGTAGAACCACCCAATTCAATATTATAACCATTTTTTCTTTTATATGAATTATAAAAATTAATATAATATTTTTCATAAAAATCTAATTCATTTTCTTTGCAATATTTTATAATTTCTATTTCAAAATTTTCATAACCATATTTTTGAGTAGCTTTATTTAATAAATCATTATCTTCATTATGGTGTTTTAACATACTCTTATGACTTCTAATTCTACTTTCTAAATTAACACTTTGTCCTATATAACATTTGTTATTTATTTTATTAGTTATTTTATATATACCAATACTCATATAAACACCTCCGCAATAAGTGTTGTATTAGGGATAATTGCGGTATCCCTAATACATATATATTATAGCATAAAAAAAGAGTTATTTCAACTTACTTGCGTTAACTCTTCTATACCCAGACACGACTAACCTATTCTTATATGTAGGTAAATTACTTACTTTTGATAATTCATTGTACTTGTGTGTCAAAGCGGTTATATTTTGTTGAGAATTTGCAACAATTTCTTTATTTCCTGCACTTCTACCTATTATTTGTGCATCTTTATTTCTTCTGATAGATGTTTCTATCTTTCTCATTAAATCATTTGCTTCAACTTGATTTATCTTTTTACCTTCAAAATAAAATTCTTCGTGTTCTTGTGCGTGTTTTTGGTCTAAATATTTTTGTGTGTATTGAGGTTGACTTATTCCTTTAACTACTTGAAAGCCAAAATGCCTACAATTCCATTGAAAAAATGGTCTTTCTAAGCTATTTTGTATATTTTCAAACTCTTTATGTGTATATATTTTACCTTCGTATGGAGCATGGTCGTCAGCACAAGGAAATGTTAAAGACAATTCAATAGCATTTGCTCCAAATTCTTTTCCAACTTGTTGTTGAATATTAACATTTATTTTTCTTATTCCATCTAACACATTTTGTCTAACTGCACTATCAATTCTTACATTATAGCCACTTTTATAACCAACTTTTTCTTCGTGTATCTTAATACCACTATCAGCAAGTTGTTTCATAACTCCACGCATAGCGCTTTGATAATCACTTACGCCTGTTGCTACATTAAAAACCGCTTCATCTATTAAATCGTTGTATGTTTGCTTTAAATTTTTAAATATTCTATTCCCATTATTATCTTTTAAAACAAAGCCAACCATTTTTGAATTAGAAATGTTTTTAAATATAGCGTTTGTTTCTCCTGCGATACTTTTAACTAACCTCTGTAATTGTTCGTTATCTTTGTAATTAATAAATTCCGCATTTTTGGCTTTAGCATATACCTCGGCAAAAGAAACATTTTCCTCCGCTACTATATCAAGCGCCTCTTCTATTTCTTTTATTGTTTTTCCGCTCAATTTACTTAATTCATCAATTAAATTATTGATATCTAAGCCATATTTTAACTCCTGTGCAATTTGATGAGCAACAGCAGGAGAAACACCATCAAACTTTTTAATTGCTTCTCCCATTTTTTTAATAACTTTTGTATTATATTGATTAAATCTATTGTAAAATCTTTCTAACAACAATTCTAACTTTTTATCGTCTTTCATAGGATTTTAACCTCCTATTCACCAATTAAATCATTTATTGTTGGGTTACTTTCTTGAATTTCTTGTATTTTTTGTTCGGCAATTTCTTTTGTTTCTCCCATTATTTGCATGCGATATTCTATTTTAGATAAAAGCCCCGCTTGTACTTCTCTTAAAGCTCTGTTGCTTTCTGCCTCTTTATCTTCAATTATGCTATCATCAAACTGAATAACCATATCTTCGGTATTTATGTTATATTGCCCGAAAGTGCTTGAAGCATAACAAACAGCCTTTACTAAATCATAAATAGCGCTTTCATAGCCAATTTCAAGTTTTCTTTTTCTTCTAAATAGTTTACTATTTGAACTTACAACAGCAGTTGCGGTTGATAAATTTTGTCCGTCAAAATGGTAATGATTTTCACCAAAGCCAACTTTACTACCTAAAATATTCAAATTAGTGTTTAGTGCTTCTATTTGTTGTGCTGTTCTCAATGTATCACTATCGCTTTGAATTAAATCCTCTTTCGTTGCTCCACTAGGCAATTGATAAACAGTAGTGTCGTTGGGGTCAAACACTAATTTTTGTTGCCCATTATCATAATTAAACATATCGGCTCTAACAAAAGTTCTTTTTCTACCGTCATTTATTTCATTTTTTAAAGCATCGAAAGATATATCGACACTTTTTAAATTATCAATAGCATTTGCATAATGTGGTATTCCAAAAGGCGAATTACTAAACAAGTTATTTGTTAATAAAGGTTTAAAAGCACTAAACCACTTTATATTTGATTTTGTGTCAAATTCTTTTATCGTGTCTTGTTGTTCTGTTATTTCTGTTAAATTGCCTTTATTATCTAAAAATAGGTGATTATAAATAATATAGTTTCCATTATCTCCAATTTTGTGAACTGTTAAAACAATATATTTGTTGCCATTTATATATTCAACGCTGCCAAAAGCACATTCTGTAATTTCTTTATTATTCCATGTCAACGGGAATAACCAATCAACATCAACAATATCGGTTCTAGTTTCTGCATTGCTAACATCAAGCGTCATTTTATCTTCATTTTGGACTATATTATAAACGCTTGTAACTGTTGCGCTTGTTCCTAAAGCCCCCGATTTTTCTATTGCTTGATTTATAATTACATACAAATTCAATTTGTTTACTAATTCATCAAATTGCTCTTGAGAACTTTCATCAGCCATTGATATTTTACATTTTTCGCTCCATAGAACATCGCTCCAATCTTCGCTGATTTCTTTTCCCATATTCATTGTATACCTTTTTTGTGGCACTTTTTTATTACCATTGTAAATAAAATAGTTGTGAAAATTTTTTATATCCCCCACATAACAACTTTTCCATAATTCAATATAACTTAAAATTGCATTTTTAACATCTGGATTATAACCATAATTATCTTGTAAAAACTTTTCTAATTTCATTTATTTTCCTCCTCCGAATATTTTTCTAACATTCTCATTAATTCACAATAATTATGTCTTGTTAATTTAATATAAGGCATTT